GCTATCTCTTATGATAGTGGTGCTGAAGGTATCGTTGCAAGATACGTTCATGAAACTATCGCACTTGCTTTTGCAATTACTGAAGAAGCAGAGGAAGATGGGCTTTATGGATCATTAGGGGCAAAATATGCGAAAGCACTTGCTCGTTCTATGCAACATACTAAAGAAATAAAAGGTATGAACGTTCTTAATAACGGTTTCTCAACCTCAACAACACCAGTATTTGGTGGAGATGGAAAAACGTTAATAGCAACTGATCACCCTCTTGGTGGCGGTGGTACAGGTTCAAACCAATTAGCAACTAATGCAGACTTAACAGAAACTTCTCTTGAAGCAATGTTAATTCTCATTTCTGAGATGAAAGATGATAGGGGAATTCCTATTGCAGCTCAGGGCATGAAGCTAGTGGTTCCACCTGAAATAATGTTCGTAGCTGAAAGAATTGTTGCAAGTAACCTAAGACCAGGTACTGCTGACAATGACGTCAACGCAATGAAAAATATGGGAATGATCCCACAAGGTGTTGCAGTTAATCAAAGATTGACTGACCCTGATGCGTACTTCATGATTACTGATGTACCTGATGGACTAAAACATTTTGTAAGACGTGCTATCAAAAAATCTGTTGAAGGAGATTTTGAATCAGGCAACTTGCGTTATAAAGTTTCTGAACGATATTCATTCGGTTTCACCGATTGGAGAGGTTGTTTCGGAACTCCGGGCGCATAAGAAAATTAATTAAAAAAGGGCGGAATAGTTTCGCCCTTTTTATCCCAAAGACTTAAACGACTACTAATAAGGAGGTAGACAATGGGAACAACTACTTTTTCTGGTCCTATAAAGGCTGGAACAATTAAAAATACTACAGGTACTACACTTGGTACTGACGTTAAAAATACTGGTCAAGTTGTAATGGCACAGACATTTTCAACAGGTACTTCTCTTGCGAGTGGTGCTTCTGCTGCAAATGCAACTACTGTTGTAATACCAGCTAATTCACAAATCATTGATATAGTTCTTGATAAACCTACTGTAATGGCGGGTGCTACATGTGTTTTTAGCATTGGTGATACAGTTGGAGGTAACGCTACTTTTATCAACGCATATTCAGTTACAATCGCTTCTGGCGTTGGACGAGCATATCCAACAACTGAAGCTGGCGGTGCTTTAGCATGGGCTGATACAGGAACTGCGGATAAAAAATTAACATGGACTAGTGCCGGTGCTACAAGTGCTGGTGAAATTAGAGCTACTATTTTGTATCAACAAAATAATAACTTAGCATAGAATAAAGGAAGTGGCTCTTCGGAGCCACTTTAATATTATGGCAGAACAACAAAGATTTTCAAAAATTTCAACTTTAATGAATGCTATTTTTGGTAATAGTACTCCTGATCAATCTATACCCGGACATGAAATGTCAGAAAATGATATGATAGCTCAAAAAGCAAACGATAAAAAACTTCGTAAAGATACTTTTAAAAAAATGTTAGCTGCTTCTCAAAAAGCTACAGAAGAACAAGGAAATGAAATGATTAAAGGAGTTAAACTTCAACTAGGTGGAAATCCATATGATTTAAGTTCAGTTAAAATAAGACCTATGGAAAGTAGAAACAGTCCTTTATTTGCAAGCTTAAATGATATACAATCAGGTAATATGAAAAATATGGGAGAGAATCAAGGAAGTTTAATGAAAGCTTTGTATGGCGATAATCTTCCACAAACAGTAAATAGGAGATAAGTATGATTTCAGACGTTAAACAGGCAACTTTAGTTGCAGATGGACGTTTTCAAAATAACCATGCTGGCGCAGGAACATATATTGGTCGTTCACGTTTGAAAGGCGTAACTGGAAGATGTGATTCAGCGGCAACTGCACAAATAAAATTATATGACGGTACTGACGCAACGGGTACTTTAAAATATCATTTATATTGGGGAGCAGCTGCTGGAGATATGTATCAAGAATATATTTCTGATGACGGCATATTATTTGAAAATGGCATTTTTGCAGATTTAATTAACTGTAACGCAGCGTCAATTATTTGGGGCTAAATGGCTGTTTCAGGGACAACTGCATTTAGCTTAACAGTTAATGATTGCATAATTGAAGCTTTAGATAGAATTGGCGGATCACCAGTTCTTGGGTATGATGTAAAATCAGCTCGAAGAAGTTTAAATTTAATGTTTACTGATTGGGCTAATAGAGGTCTTAATCAATGGACGTTAGATAAACAAACTGTAACAATGATTACAGGGGACGTAACATATTCATTAGGATCAAGTACTATTGGATTAGTTGACGTCTATATTACACGAGATTCCACAGATTATGGAATGAATGAAATTTCTCTTACAGACTATAACGTTTATCCTAATAAAGTAGAACAAGGTAGACCTAGTCAATATTATTTACAAAAAGATTTAGACCCTATTTTATATATTTATCCAGCTCCAGAAAATAACACTGATGTTATTACTTATTGGAGATTAAAAAAAATAGATGATATTACAGCTTCTACAGTGAGTGGAACTGAACAAACTTTTGAAGTACCATCAAGATTTTATGAAGCTATGACTTCGGGCTTAGCTTATTATATGAGTTTAAAACGTGCAGGAGTTGATCCTAATAGGTCAATGTTTTTAAAACAAATGTATGATGAATCTTTTATTAGAGCTAGAGATTCTGATTTAAATTCGTCAGTTAATATAGTTCCAAATTATGGCGTCAATTTCTACTAAAAAAGGAGGTAAAGCTCCAACACAAAAATATGCTAATGGGAAATGGGCGTATGCTATATCTGATAGAAGTGGTTTACAATTTCCTTACAATGAAATGGTTAAAGAATGGACAGGGGCATTAGTTCATTCATCAGAGTGGGAAGAAAAACAACCTCAACTTGATCCAATTGTATATACTGATGCGACAGCTTTAAAAAATCCTCGACCACCAGTAAATATGTTTACAGGTAATATTCCTGAACCCACAGGAGTACCTAATCAAATTACGAATGTATTTCCTGGCACATTTGGTGCTACAGGACTTTCATTCCCAATGTCTACAGGAGAACAAATAAATGCCAGCATCGGAAACGTCACAGTTATCATTAGTTGATAAAGTTTATGATTTTAAAAAAGTAGTACTAATGGTAGGAACACCATGTTATGGTGGTTTATTACATGAAGCTTATATGCATTCTTTTTTAAGAACTCAAAAAGAAGCTGAAACTAAAGGATACAGACTTCATTTAAATTCAATGGGAAATGAAAGTTTAATAACTAGAGCTAGAAATACCATAGTTTCTCAGTTTTTAAATCAAGAAAACTTAACTCATTTATTATTTATAGATGCTGATATAGCCTGGCAAGCTGAAACTGTTACTCGTATGTTATCAGTAGATGAAGAAGTAGTAGCAGCTATATATCCAAGGAAAGGTTTAGAGTGGCAACATGTAGAAAAGTATGTTAAATCTGCTCCAAATGATTTAAAAAATTTAGAACAAAAACTATTAGGTTATAATTTAAATTTTAAAGATCCACACAATATACCAATGTATCAAGGTGGATTTGTAGAGGTATTAGATGCAGCTACTGGTTTTATGATGATAAAAAGAGAAGCAATTTTAAAGATGATAGAAGCGTATCCAGAATTAAAATATACATCAGATCAGATGTTAAATGGTGGTTTATATACAAGTGATAATTGTTATGCTTTTTTTGATACTATGATTGATCCAGTAAGTAATAGATATTTAAGTGAAGATTATGCTTTTTGCCGTTTATGGCAAAAAATAGGGGGAAAAATATATGCAGATGTGGCGAGTTCATTAACTCATTACGGAACATATTCTTTTAAAGGAAATGTCTCGCATAAATTTGCAGAACAAGATAAGATAGAAGATAATGGCAACTAATTATACAACATTAAAAAGTGATATACAAACTTGGTCTCAGAATACTGGAACTGATTTTACAGCACAATTAGATACTTTTATTACTAATGCTCAACAAGAATTAATACGATTAATTGATCCTGAGCAATTAACATTTCATGCATTTAGCACATTTAATACAGGGACTCAATTTTTAACTACTCCTGCAAATACTTTAATAGTTAAAAGTTTACAGTACACTAATGCTAGTAGCGAAAGAGTTATGATGGAGATTCAAACTGATGAATTTATAAGAGAATATTGGCCTAATCCTACTCTTACAGGACAACCTAAATATTTTGCTAATTATAATGATGGTAATGTTTTAATAGCACCTACACCAGTTTCAAATTATACTGTATATATGGAATATGTACAAAATATTGCTGATTTATCAGCGAGCAATACTACTAATTACTTAACTGATAACGTATCAGATTTGTTATTGTATTCTTGTTTAGCAGAAGCAGCAGTTTTTACTAAAAGTTTAGAGGATTATAGTATATATAAATCTAAAGTTACGGAGTCAGTCGCTACTCTCAATAATGAGGCTAGGAGACGAAGAAGAACTGATTATAAATTCCCTGCCAGTCCTGCTGGTGCGGATACATTAACAGGCGGCCAATAAAGGAGGGCTAAATATTATGGCAATAAGTCAAGCAATATGTACTGTCTTTAAAGCTGATTTAATGAATACTGCATCTAATTTAGAAGCAAATACTCTTAAAATGGCTTTATATACATCAAGTGCAACACTATCTCAAACTACGACAGCATATTCTGCTACTAATGAAGTACCTAATTCAGGAACTTATACAGCGGGCGGAAAAACTTTAACTACTGTAGGAATTTCAGTTGTGGGTAATACTGCAATTTTTGATTGTGATAACGTTACTTTTACAAGTGCAACTATTTCTGCACAAGCAGCAGTTATTTATAATAACTCTTTAGCTAACGCAGCAATATGTGTATTAGATTTTAACTCAGTTAAATCATCATCTAGTGGAACATTTGAAGTTCAAATACCAACTCCAGATGCAACTGATGGGTTAATTAGAATACAATAAATGTCATTTATTTTAAATGATAGAGTAAAAGAAATTACTACAACTAGTGGTAATGGAGTTATTACATTAGGTGGAGTTGTAACAGGTTTTGAAAGTTTTGGTACAGGAATAGGTAATAGTAATTCTACTTATTATGCTATTATTCATCAAACAGCTAATGAATGGGAAGTGGGTATAGGAGACCTTAATGGCTCTAGTACTACTCTTACACGTACTACTGTTATAACGAGTTCTAATAGTGACGCAGCAGTTAGTTTTAGTACGGGAACAAAAGATGTATTTTGTACTTTACCTGCAAGTAAAACTACAGATATGGTTTTAACTACATCTGGGGATACATTATATGCGTCTTCAGATAATACACCAGCAAGATTAGCAAAAGGAAGTTCTCTTCAAGTTTTACAAACTAATTCAGGAGCAACAGCTCCAGAATGGGCAGCATCTCCTCAATCTGTTATGACAGCAGCAGGAGATATTTTATATGCTTCTGGAGCTAACACACTGGCGAAATTAGCAAAAGGAAGTGATACTGAAGTATTAACATTAGCTTCAGGAATTCCTTCATGGGCTGCACCCACAACAGGAGATATTACAGGGGTTACAGCAGGAACAGGATTAAGTGGAGGCGGAACATCGGGAGATGTAACTTTAAATATAGCAGCTACAGCAGTCTCAGCTGGATCATACACAAATTCAAGCATCACAGTTGATGCACAAGGAAGATTAACAGCAGCATCATCAGGAACTGCTGGTGCAACAAATGGTTTTGCAATAGCCATGGCGATTGCGTTATAGTATAAGGATAATATATGGCTCAAAATTTTAGAAGATATACATCAAATGCAGTAGGCACAAGTCCAGCAACACTACATACAGCGAATTCTTACGACACGATTGTAGGTATTTCGGTATCAAATATTTTAGGATCTACGATTCTCGTAGATGTTTATATTAATGATGGAAGTAATGACATCTATCTCGTAAAAACAGCGCCCATCCCTAGTGGTGGAGCGTTACAGGTTTTGGCAGGAGGTGCTAAATTCGTAATGCAAAATTTAGATATTATTAAAGTTGTATCAGATACGGCGAGTTCTGCAGATGTGTGGGTTTCGGCGGTAGATGCAATAAGCACATAAGGAGTTTGAATGCCCTATATAGGTAATCCTCCAGCAGAAAAGTACGCATCTTTCGAAGTTCAACACTTCACAACAAGTGCAACAACTTCTTATACATTAACACATGCAGTAGCTAATGAACTAGACATCCGTCTCGTTATTAATAATGTTATTCAACAACCCGGCGGTTCGTATTCTTACACAGCGGCAGGAACAACTTTAACTCTTTCAGTAGCAACAACGGGTACAGACACAATGTACGCAGTGTATATTGGAAAAGCAGTTCAAACTGTAACACCACCTGATGGATCAGTAAGTGAGTCAAAATTACAAGTATCAAATTCACCAACTAATGGTTACGTACTCAGTGCCCAGTCAGCAGCTTCAGGCGGTCTTACATGGGCGGCAGATGCAGCAGGCACAATTACAGCATTCACTAACGGTGTAGACAATAGAGTAGTCACAGCGACCTCTGCTACGGCGTTAAATGGTGAAGCTAACCTTACTTTTGATGGAACAACATTTCAAGTTTCTAATTCTTCGGCTAGTTCTGATATGGCAAATATTCAAACTACAGCAGATGGAATAGTTGCTTTAGGTTTAGAGAAATCCGATTATAAAGTGCAATTAGGATTAGACCATAATAATGATGGCTCTAAAAACTTTTTTATAAGAGAAAGAACTAAAGACGGAGTCACTACAAATTCTCTTAGACTAATAATTGACGAAGCTGGAGAAGTAACCAAACCACTACAACCAGCTTTTAAAATAACACAAACAGGTGCTTTAAGTGTAGCAGATGGACACACTTTATTTTCAACTAATACAACCGAAGTACAAGATATTGGCTCAAATTGGGCGAGTGGAACATTCACAGCGCCAGTAGATGGTTGGTATTATTTTTCAGCATCTATTACATACGAAAGCATAGGTAGTGGAGATACAGATACCGTACAAGATAATTTCATGATAAGTAATCAATATGAAATTCTAGCTAGATATGGAAAATTAGATAATGCTTTTTCATCAGGTGGTTATGCTATATCGCACGATGCAACCATAACTTATATGGATGCAAACGATACTTGTTATTGTAATCATACTGATGGAGGTACTTTAGCAGTACACGCCAATGCACATGCTTCACATTTTGAAGGATATTTACTAGGATAAGCCAAATGAAACAATTTAACATAAAGGAGTTATAAAATGGCAAAGACAATTACAATCAATATATCTGATATTGATGAAAAAATATTATACGATAATTTATTATCAACTGTTACCAAAGATGGAGTTGATAATGAAGGAATTAAAGATTGGCACGAACAAGCAAGTGCTGGAAAATTAAATAATTGTTGGAAACGCTTTCAACAAGAGTGGACAACAAAACTAATGGATGATGCTTCATTCACAGATTCTATTCCAAGTAACAAAGAAGCTTTTGTTAATCTTGTTCTAGCTCGTGATGATTATAAAGACAGAGCAACAAGAGATGCAGAGGCACAAGGATAATAAATGGCAACAAGTAAAATACCTTTAGTACCAGGAACAAAGACTCTCGCAAGAGGATCTGTAGTTATAGGAAATGCAAGTGGCGAACCGTCAGCTTTAGCTATTGGTTCTAATACTTATGTATTAAAATCTGATGGCACGGATATTTCTTGGGGTGCGGATGCAG